TCTCTTGTTCTAATTCCAAAGTTTCCATCTCTACCTCTTTAAATAATTATATAATCTTTTTCTCTAACATGTAAGAAGAGTACGGGTTGTGTAAAATTAACCCCATTGTTCCGATGATTATCTTTGCAGAACCATCCAAAGGAGTAGCAACTTTACCTGATGTTTTACCATCTTGTCCACCAACACCATCCAATTCACCAGTTACAAAAGAACGACCATTCTTAGCAATCATTTGAATGTTTTTAACTCCATCATAAGAAGAAGCATCAACAAACAAAAATTTACTAGACTCTAAGAAACGACCTTCTGAATCTTTACCTGAAACGTTAGCAGGGTGGTCAAAAGTATTGTTAACATTAACAACAATTTTGTTACCTTGGAACTCAAATGCATTGTATTCCGCACCTAACTGTAGTTTACCATTCTTGCTTTTAACATAGTTATCAGCAGGATTAGACCAGAAACCTTTATGTTCCTCTCTCATCAAACGACCAAACTCTTTGTAACCTTGCATACCTGTAGTCAACAGAATTGTATTACCAGTACGCTTCGCCATTTTAAGCGACATATCTGCTAGAATATCCTCAAGCAAACCAATAGTCAATTTAGTGTAAGTCTGCTTAGAAGAATCACTCATTTGAGCAATAAGTCCATCACCTTTAATTACATCTTGACCTTTCTCATCTTGACGGAAACAACGACCTCTTGCATCCATAGTAGTTCTACCATAGATAAGTTCCATTTCTTTTTTGAAATGATATTGCTCCATTGCGTTCATAAACAATTGGTCAGTTACATAGTTCTGACGAACTGACTTCCCATTGATTTGAACTGTATCTTCAATAAGATACTTTGTAGCTGCAGCATCAGCAGACCATTCCCAATCGTATCTAACCTTAGTTAGGTAGTTGATATGCTCCTCACCTGCAACAGCAGCACTGATATATCCTTTATCAGAAAGCTCAGGGTACGCATTACCTGCAGCACCAGTTTCTTTACCAGCTTCCATATATGCACCTGAAACAGTTGCAGTTGGAGAACCTGTATTTACAGAAACACTATATTCATAAACACCCTCTGCAATAAATACAGGAGAACTATCTATAAATATTAAAGAACCATCTTGTAGCTTAACAATGTCGTTAGGATTGTAAGCAGATGATGCGAATGCTACAATAAACTTAGCACCATCAGCACCATAATCAGCTCCACTTGAAATAGCACCACCTGTTACTCTAGTAGCAAATAGTACTTTTGGAATCTGATGACCTCGGATTTTCCACTTATATCCATTCTTATTGATGGACATAAAGTTATCCGACTTCTCATTAATGTTATAAATCTCACCCAATCCCTCAGTAAACATACTAAGTGAATTTTGTGGATATAACCTAATGGTTTTAGCTGCCATGTTGGGAGCTTGTGTAAACAACTTATCCAACTCACGTAGGGTAGCTGTTTTTGCGCTATTAAGCACATTGTTATTAATTCTTGATACAACTCTCATGTTGTTTTCTATTTAGTTTTAAAATAAATACATCAGCTCAACCTAGAACTGATTTGCGGCATCCATATCAAAACCTTCTTGTCTATGCTCTGATGAGGCACTTTGTAACGCATCAGGTGTATCAAATAAGGTGTCCATAAATGACTTTTTTCGTTGATTAACATCTAATGATGCATATCCCTTCATCAATCTCTCCATGTGAAGTAATCCTGCTGTGGCTAGAAGTACACCTTCATTACTTTGTAAGGCTTTTTCTAAGTAGGTTTCACCTTCCTTATCAACTTGAGTAGCAACATTAAATATCTCTTTCTTCATCTCAGTATTCAACGGTATACCGTATAAATCTTTTTTATCCTGAATGAACGAGCCAAAATCGTTTATTTCGGCAACACGTCTTTTTTCAAACTCTTGTTGTTGTAATAATACAGCTTTTTTATCGCTTTCTGCACTATTAGCTTGTGCAGTTTGTAAATCTTCCCTAACCTTACTTGCAAACTCACCCAACTTATCTCTATCTTTCATAGAGGTAACTTGTGTAGCTATATCTTCATCTGATAGATGAGGTAACTTAGCTTTAAGTTCACCTGCAACTATAGCTTCATCAGACATACCTTCAGGCGTACCTGCATATTGTTGAGCAAAGTCAGCCATTGTTTTACCGTTAGCTTTTGCCTGGATGAAGTTAGCTACTTCAGGGTCTTTCATCAACTCTCTAACATCTTCATATTGAGCTATTTGATTATTAACACCACTAACCATACGACCAATAACATCAGAAATAGCTTCAGCTTCTTCTTCACGAGACATTTCAGTAGGTACATCAGCTAGATTTAAACCTAACTCATGTGTTTTGTTAAGATAGGCAAGAGTTGAATCAAATTCTTCATCTTCCCCACCCTTACCTGCAGGGGGGCTTGCAGCTTTTTCAGCAGCTATTTGCTCAGGTGTTTTATCTTTATTAGCTTCAGCTTCTGCAGCAGTATCTCTACCATCTTGTGCAGCTCTAGCTTCTACAGCAGCTACTTTAATCTCATCTGTAGCATCATCTTTATTAGCAGCTTCTTCTAACTCCTCTAATGTAGGTGCACCAGTTTGTGTACCTGCATCACCTTCATCACCACCCTCACTTAAATAAGCATCTAATTGTTCAGCAGTATCAATGGTGTTAGCCATTGCATCCTCTGTAGTTTGTTGAACTTCCATAACGTTTATATTTTCTATTTACTAAAATTTACCTCTTTTTCTTTTCCACTACCTTGTGCAACTTGTTGAGATTCTAACCCAATCTTTTGTTGCTCTAAGGCTATTTTTTGTCCTTCAATATTTTCAGTAGATGCTAATTCTCTTTCTTCTATACCAGCTTTACGTTGGTTTACTTCCACTTCAGAATTAAGTTTAGCAACTTCTGCATTTAATTTATCAATTTCTCCACGTTCTTTAGCAACAGCCATTTGCTGTTGTAATTGCTGAATTTGAGCTTGTTGCTCTTGCATCTCAGTTTTACGTCTTTTTAAATTAGTTTTAATTGTAGTTTCAATATCTCGAAGATTACTTCGTCTAAATAATGTAAATACATCTTCAAATTCTAATTGACCTTCTTTAGCTAGACCTACAGCAAGTCCTTTAAGTTCTTCTATTGTACGAGCATCAGATACACGATTAGTAATGTAAATACCATAATCAGAATTTGCCCACTCAGGATTTAATGTAAATATGACTTGTTTATATTCATCAGATACATAAGAACCTGTATAACCATTTTTCCAACATATTTTAGCTGCAGCTACTAAATCTTCTAATGACTGACGAACAAATTCATCATGCTCATTAAACATTGATTCAGTTACTAAGTTAGATTGAGATATAGCATTTTCAGTATTAGCTTTACCATCATTTTGTGTAATAGCACCTAATCTTTGTCTATTGACACCAACAAGTCTACCTGCTAACTCTTCTAAGTGTTGTATTACTTGTAATACTACACCTAAGCCAGTTCCAAGTGTATCATCGTATTGACCAAACTGATTAAATGTTAAATCTGCACCTTCTTGACCCCTATCAATAAATGCAGTACCCATTTTCTTATAGTACATGTACATTTTGATATTATCTTCAAACTTACCTGTACCAAAGTCGGGCAATTGAGATAACTCCATATATGACCCCTTTGAGCCAGAGAGTGCTATCAAGTTTTCTTTGTGAAAATGCATGATGTCATACAAATTCTGAATATCTTGAGTAACCTTAACTAAAGAGTAGGGTTTAATTTTCTTATTATACGTAAGTCCATTGAAAGACAAGTTACATAATGATGGATGTGCTTTAGAACGTGTAACATACTTAGATTTACCTAAGTCTACGTGTATAGTATCACCTATACGTACACCTTGCCATCTATCTTGGATATATCTATGTTTAAGTCTTTTTTTCTTTTCACCAGTAAGAGATTCTAGTTTATCTTCAGGAATAGTCTTAATGAATGGAATATCAGCATTATACCGATTCTCATTCTCAATATAAGTTATCTTACGAATAGATTTCCACTCAACATTATATACAGTAATCTTATGTGCAAGTGTATCTGTATATTCATTAAATCTCTCCTCATCGTTGAGCATATCATCAACCTCACCGTAATTATTGAGTTTATAAGCATCTCTATGCCACATATCAACCCAATCTTCAATTTTTTTAACATCATCTGCACTCATTCTATCACCAAACTTATCAAGTATTTCAGTTGGTGTAAGTCTCTCAGGGTACATTGCCCAATCACAAGATTTAATCCACTTGGTATTCTTGGAAGCATAAAATAATAGTCCTGGTCTAATGATAGTATACTTAGGGTCTTCACCTATTCTAACTACCTCAACTCTATAATTTTGTCTACCTGTTATAAGTTTATCTACAAAAGCATCACTAAATTCATCAAATAAATTACTCTTATATAATAATGATGTCATAGCTTGATGTGTAGCTACTTCTAAAGGAACTTGAAATTCCTCATCATAATACTTCTCTAACCCATCCATTGTACTTTCAACAGGTAACCCTTGCTGAATCATTGATGCAATTTCTTGTATCAATTGATTAGATATAGTTTTCATCTTGAAATCTACAGCATCAGTATCTTCACTTCTAACTGAAAAGTTAAAAGGTCTCTCTTGTTGCTCACCTTGCAGTGAATTAAGTAAAGGTCGTATAAGAGGAATGTGTTTTATCTTACCTGCAGGAAATTCTACACCAAATGTTTCAGTAAGATGCTTGAATTGGTCATCATCTCTAACTCCATTATAAGAGTTGTAATACTTGTCAATTGGAGATGAACCGTAAACTGGTGACATTGCTATAACCCAATCTACATTCTCTATTGCCCACTTTCTAGTCTTGAGTGACTCTGCAATATTTTGCTTGGGCTTGTTAGTAACTGATACTATACTCATTTGAATTGCATGTTTCCTTTGGAATCTCTTACAAATTTAGGGAAATTTCGTGAATTTTTCTTAATTTCCCTAACTTCTACGTCATACATATCATCATCTGCTATAATAGCTAATGCTGCAGCCATAGTTTCATCA